GCCTTATTGAGCGCACAATTTCGTGCTACTTGTTACATTTACTCTTAAAGGAAATACCATGCCAGTTTTCGCTGCATTATCACTTAGCGACTCAGTCCCCGCCGCCCATACGTTTACCCCACGGAAGATCGTGGAAGGGATAGCTAAATGGCAGGATAAGATCTCGGGCATCGCCCTTGGCTTCCCTACTATTACAGTTTCTCTCCGTGAACCGTTGAAAGGTCAAGTTGTTCCGACCTATAAAATTCAACTTAAGTTCATAGTTCCTAAGATGGAAGTAGTTACTCCCTCGACGTATAATGGGATTACACCGGCCCCGACTAAAGCGTACGACTGTGTTGCAGTCCTTGACTTTCTAGTTCCAGAGCGCTCGACAACTTTAGAGCGCAAAGACCTAGTTGCATATGTCAAGAATGCACTTCTCCACGTTGACATCAAAGCCATTATTGAAGATTTGGATTTCGTATACTAAAACTCTGTACATGATTCCCTCCGAATTACTCCGGAGTCTTTCAATCTAAAATATAGGATATTAAATGTCTACAGAACTCGATGTAAAACTAAGTTTCATCGATGAGCCAACACGGAAGATTGCCCTTTCAATACTCGAAGCACTAGATACTCCTGTTTCATTAGGAATATATTTGTGTTTAAAGTACAAGGACGACTCAGCCGCTTGCTCACATCCCATTAACCCTTTACAATACGAAGATGGTTTTATCTTTCAGCGTGATTACTTTGCTGTCAGTCTACTATCTAAGTGGCGCGGAGGTTCGATTCAGGATGTAGCTATTCGAAAGAATAAGGCCGTCGAAAAGTTCTGGGCGTGCGAGAATCATCTGCGGGATACAGCAGCAGGTTTGAGGACAACTCTCTATGGTGCTACAACTACACACCATAGCGTTCGCGAGGTACTTTACCTCGCTCGCGAGAAAATTGAGAAAATCCTTGGACCTGTCACGCGGTTCAGCATTGAAGCTTGTAACTTTGGTCCGGGTAGTAGCAGTAGCATACCCCGGAGTAAGGCGCACCCGTCGCACAAATACGACGCAACAGATGTATCAGACAGCTGCAGGGCCATAGCCGAAGATTTTTTCAACGACATAGGCTTCGAGAAGCCGAATTTCACTTCTCTTAACAGCAGCAGGATGAACGTGGTGCCGAAGAATTTCAAGGTCGATAGAGTCATCGCCGTAGAACCAGATTGGAATATCTTTTTCCAAAAAGGTTTTGGGTCCCTGATTCGAAAACGTCTAAAAAGGCAAGGAGTAGATTTAGATAAAGGCGCTGAGCTACATGCCCAGTTAGCAAAAATCGCGTCAATCTCCGCGCATCTCGCAACGATCGATCTTTCTTCAGCCAGTGATTTGATCTCGA